TGAAATAATCGCGCAATTCGTCGTCTGTCTGATCGACGTAAACAACGATCATTTCGTTGCCATAACGCTGGGCTAACCGGTCTGCCGCGACTTTTGGCGACACGGTAATCCAGTCAAATCTAACCTCCCAATTATGGACGCCACTGGTCTGTAGATGACATTTCATCCCCGCGCGTTGTGCGACTTTAATTAACTCACCGACTTCGTCGGATTGGTCAGCGGGTTCACCGCCTGTAATATGTAGCCAGCCGCTACGCCCGACCGCCGCGATTGCGCGATCTACAATTTCATCGACGGCACAATCGATGCCATTATGCTTTGACAACGCCTCGCGCTCATCACATTCAGCGCGGATTGGACATGCAACGCTGCACCCCGCAGTGCGGACAAAATATTGCGGCGTACCCAGCAAATGCCCCGTACCCTGAATGCTCGAAAACTCATCATTAACCAGCATTGAGCAACTCCATTTGCGTCGGGCGTGAACTCCAAACAATTGGATTTTGAATGGCATCGATGCGCCGCGCCATGCGCTCTGGACACACCTTGTCGCGGGCGTGAGATTGCGCGACATTGGTGCTGTCCGCAGACGCAAACGGCCAACGGTCGCCGCACAGCGCGAGGCCGCGTAGCATATGAACCCACGGCAATGCGCCTCGCTTGCTTAAAAAGTTAAACGCTTCGTCGGTTCGACGCTCCCAAGGTTCAGAGCCGACTTGCCAATACGCGCCGCTTGAACCAAAGCAAAGGCGACCAAAGCCAAGATCAAGCAACCGCCCAAGTTGTTCGAGGCTTTCCCCCAAATGCCAAACAACGGCAGCACAATCTCTGCGATGCGGCCATTCTCGCGCTAACGTGAGATTGTCTACCTCTGTGCCGTCAATTTTATCGGGCACAATTGCCCAGTGGGGATGCCCAAGGTAAGGCTCAACAAATTTGTAAAATTTATCCCAATTAGGCACATGCGCTTTCAACGTAAAAAATGTGAAAGCGCCATTGTCGATGAGAACAGATTGACCGTGCGCGATGCTCCAGTCTAAATCGCGCGGCTCTGCGTAGCTGACGCAAAAATGTTTGCCTGCCATTTTTACCAATTCGCTGCGCGGCGTTATCGGTGTCCCGTGATAATGGATCATTTTAATAACCGAACACCTCGCGCGCTTTTTCGCGCGTCGATGCCGAAGACCAGTAAAAGGTGTCGAAGTTGGGGATGACGACCGACGCGACTTCTTCGCGCGTCTCGAACTTGTCCAAGAACCGCAGCAGCCGGTGCGCCGTTTCGCACACCTCAAGCCAGTCTTGGTCGCTGTTTTCTAGCTGGTAACGCGCGGCCTTCCGAGGCGTTAAGTAGATGAAATCGACGCCACGGTTTCCGCTCGCGCGACTGTAGATCGCGCCTTGTCTGCGATGGGCTGCGCTTATCGCCGAAGGCAGTCGCGTCGTTGTTTTAAGGTCAACAATGACATCCTCGAAATCAAAGTCCGTATAGCCGATGACTGGAACAGGGCAGCCTGGAATCTCGACTTCGATGCGCCGTTGAAAGCCTTCCAGCGTTGGGAGGTTGCCGTCAAACAGATCGATATACTGCTGCACCATGAGCGGAATATTCTCGCGCTCTCGGTCCCGCGCTTCGCCAGCGACCCCGAGCGCGGTTGCCTTGTTGAACTCGCGCACCGCTTCCTCTATCGGGTCATCAAATTCACTGCCGACATGCGCGACATAACAGCCATGCTCGACCGCCTTTCCGCGTTCCATCGCGGCGTTGCCTGGGTCGTAAACCTTGAACAAATACCGCAGCGCCCATAGCCCAAGGTCGTTGCGAGCAAGGTCTAGGTTTGAGTGGCTGAAGTGCCGCAGCCCGAAGCGCTTGGCGATATCTTCGATGACGCTGACAGGCAGCGGCTCGTTTACTTTAGCTGCCATCTAATTCACCTTTTGCTATCGATTGCTCTATCGCCCGTTTCGGGTGTGCTTCGTCGTACCTTTGTTCGTACTCGCGGTATGCGGTCAGCCTTCGACCAGTGTCTTTGTACCAATGCGGCAGACGGTCGTAGCGAAGTTCAATTTCATTGCACCATTCAAAAAACGACTGCTTCATTTGATTAGACCAAGCTGCCGGAAGATTACTTCGACGGTCTTTTCGGGCATGACGTAGAGGCGCTCGACTTTTTCGCCGGGCTGCGCGTCCTCGCGAATGACCAACATATCGCAGTCGTCTTGGGCGAGTGATTTCCGCAGAAATTTGAAGCCGCTCTTTTTTCTTTTTGCCTCTACGGAAAAACCGGCGAGCATCAAATCGCCCGCATACTGCTTGCCGTACCTTTTGAATTTTCCGCTGCCGACGACGCGGCTGCACTCAAGCCCAAGCGCTTCCCAATGCTTTACCGTTTCGGCTTCGAGTTGATAACCGCGCACATAATTTTTATTCGCCATCGAACCAATCCGTCGCGGTGACTGCGCCGTTCGTTGCTTTAAAGACGGCGCGAATATTATGGGGGCGCGGGGAGCGGCCTTCGTTGATCCAGTAATAGACAGCCTTTTGCGTCACGCCGATTTCTCTAGCGAGTTCTCCGCTGGTCATGCCGGTATCTTCAAGAAACTTTTGGAGCTTCACGCGCGCGCCTTAAAAAAAGGGCGGGAGCCAAAAAGGGGACTAAAAGGCTCCCGCCAGTGGTAACAGGGAGGATCGGCAGTTGCCGATGTTTAACCGTAACAAAATGTTCCGAATATTGTTACTGGTTAATGCCGGTATGATGTGGGAATATACAGGACAAAATAAGAAAAGGTCGGTATGTCTTCAAAAAATAATATTAGATCACTGCGTAAAGAACGCGGGATATCAGGGAGTGAACTGGCGCGCCGCATCGGCGTCGAAGCCCATACGTTGCGGCGTTGGGAAAGGGGCGAGGTGCAGCCGCCGCATGAAACGGCGGGGGCAATCGCTTCATTCTTCAACGTGACGCTCGAAGCTGTGTTAGGCATGGAAGAGCGCACTGAAGGCATGGGCATCGGTCGAACGACGATACCCGTGTTTGGCCGCGCTGAAGGCGGCAGCGGCATCGTCAACTTCGACCAGCCGCCAATCGATCACATTGAAAAGCCTGGATATCTTGACGCTGTCGATGACTGTTACGCGCTAATGGTCGTCGGCGATTCTATGGAACCGCGCTTTTTTGCTGGCGAAATTTTAATTGTTAATCCGTTTCGCGCGCCAAGAGCGGGCGACTTCGTCGTCGTACAGTACCGCCGCAACGGCGATATTATGGCGATTGCAAAGCGCTTTGTGCGGCACACCTCGAACGCGCTAACCGTCCATGAACTTAATCCAGACCAAGATATCGAAATCGCCGCAACCGACGTTGTCGCCGTTCATTATGTAGCGAGCGTTCGCGCCGTCTGACAGAAGCCCATATATATATAAAGTAACAACCCCGCACGTTGCGGGGCTTTTTTTGTTGACAAACGTAACCGGGATAAAATAAGACAGAAACGGAACAGAACTGGACGAAAAAGGAAATTAAGAGGATGAGTGACCAAATATTTTTTACGCCACCAGAGGCAGCTAAAGAAATCTGGGGCAAATATGGTCACAGGGAGAGACACACAATTTATCGCTATCTTCAACATGAGGTGTTTAAACCAATCGAAGAAAAATCAGGGTATAAGATTTTAAAAGACGGCAATCGCTGGTTGATACCCGGCGGCTTGGTCAAAGCTATTAAGGAGCAAGCCGGATGAATGTTTGCCCGACTTGCCATGGTAATGGCTTTCTCAACTCAGACGATGGGCAAGTTGACTGCCCTACATGCGGCGGCAGCGGAGAAATCCAAGCCCGCCATTCAATCGCGCTGGAAGCAGCGAGCTTGATCTGCGGCGACCGTAGCGAGACGCATGGTCCTGTCGATCAAAACTTTCAAAACATCGGAGCGCTTTGGGGTTCGTATCTAGGAAAAGAAATTTCCCTTCTCGATGTCGGCAACATGCTGACGCTTCTCAAAATTGCGAGGACTAAAACGAACCCAACGCACCGCGACAACTATGTCGACGGTGCGGGTTATCTGGCGCTGACTGGAGAAGTGAACTTAGTCGGAGAGGAGCAATGACATGCAGATTGTCACGACGACAACCGACGAACATCGTCAACATAAAGTACGGGTGGACGACTTCCGCGTCATCGCTTACCAGCGGCGACCGGGTTGTTGGCAGACGACGGACGACTGTCCCTTCGCCGACGCCGACGATCCTCTCGCGATGGTTCGCAAAGCTGTCGAAGCTGGTCATATGATAATGGCACAGCGCCGCGTCGGTGCCGGTCAGTATGATCTTCTTCTGAAACCAGCGAGGCACCGCCGATGATTGATTGTGACTTTTGCGGTTCAGCCACCCGCCTGATTGACCATTGCTGTACTCAATGCGGAAGGCCACTGTTTGCCGATTGGTACACTGACGAGCAGGGCAATGTGCGCCAAATGTGCGTTACTAGGCGGGATAAGGCTGGACAAGACAGGAGACATTCGGTTAATAAGTAACTGACGGACTTACAAGTTATTGATTTCGTTTGATTAAAAAATTTGGCGCAATCAGGCTCATAACCTGAAGGTCAGAGGTTCAAATCCTCTCCCCGCAACCAAATTCCTCAAATGAAATCAATATGATAAGGGGGAAGCCGTCAAGGGCTTCCCTTTTTTCATGTGCGGAAATGTGCGTTTTATTTTTCGCGCATCTTGTAATTCCTCGTCAGGTCACTGGACAACCATGTCCGGAAGAGTAACATTAAGTTACGATGAAAGAGGAATGACATGCGGAAAAAATCAATCGAAAAGATCAGCGACCAGCGCTACCGGGTGTTTGCGCAAGTCAATGGCAGGCGAAAGTCGCGCATTGTCGAGGGCAGCGAACGCGCTGCTAGGAAAGAATTAGAACGAATGAGGGTATTGATGAGCGGTGCCGAATATGTTGATCCGGCGACTGCGCCGACTGTGAGAGAGGCGTTCGATGAATTTTTGCGAACGCAAGACGAGCGCGTGCAGACTGGCGAAATTGGTCAAGCCGAGTGTGCGAATAAAGAGAGGCACGCGCGGCAGTTCTGCGGCGTGAAGATCAACGGCGTCGAAGTTGGGAAAATGAAGACGACTGCAATAAGTTCCGACCTCGTCATTGATGAGATCGTCCCGAAGCTGAAGGCGGGCCGCACAAATCGCACGGTGCGGAAGCTGGTCGTCAATGTTCAACAGGCGTTTGATTATTTTGCCCGTAAGAAATGGTGCGTCGGCAACGCGGCGTCAGGCGTAAAGATTTCGACGGCGGAAGAAGGCAAGCGGCTGCGCCGGATCGCGCCAGCGGAGATGCAGTTCGTTATCAGCCACGCGCCAGATAAATATCGTCTGGCGATTGAGTTTGCAGCTTACACCGGATTGCGACAGGGGGAGCAGCGCGCCTTGACATGGGACGACATTGATTTTGACGACGGCGTTGTTCATGTGCGCCGCGCTATCAAATCACACGCGGGCGTCGGAAAGACAAAAACAGAAGCCGGTGAGCGCTCCATACCTCTAATGGATTTCTTGTTGCAGTCGCTTCGGAAGTGGAAAGTGTCGCAGCCGCTTGAGCAACGCGCCAACAATCTCGTCTTTCCGAATGAAGTAGGCGAACCAGCAGCCGGTTGGGGCTGGCGCGTGAACGGCATTGGTGCGGCTTGCAAAGCGGCAGAGGTCGAGCGCATTACTTGGCAAGACCTTCGACATTTCTATGCGTCAGTTCTAATTTTTAATTCAGAGTTTAACGACGCGACAATCACTGAGTTTCTTGGGCATAGCAGCATCTCATTCAGCAAAAAAGAGTATGCGCGTTGGTTCAAAGATCGGAAGCGTGATGAAAAAATTGCGGCAAAACTTGGCGCTGCGTTTGGGAGGGGATGATGAATAAACTGCAAGAAAAAGTTTCGCTCATGCAGAAAAAATTGCACCGAGCGAAAGATATCTATGACTTTATGAATAAGCGCTTTTCGGTAAATCAGCAGATCGTACTATGGCGATTCCGCTATCGCGCCATCTACCTGTTCTCCGCGATGGGTCTTTGGATTACGCAGCACCCCGACGAAATAGTGAAAGGTGCAAGTTACGGTCAGACAATTAAACAATGGCGGAATTCGAGTAAGGTAGGAATATCGCTCACTCGTATTATTCTCATGACGCTATCAACTCAACCGCGCGCGACGCTCGCTGAATTAGAGGTGCTTTGCGCGCCATATGGAAAGAGGACAGCGCTGAAAAAACTCCTTAAAGAAGGCGTTGCGCTTAGATTGCTTCGCAGTACTTGCGAAGGCTACGAGCCGACAGAACTCTTGATTGACGAAGGGTTTGATAGGGTGATTTTTAAAATTCTCAACGATGATGTGATTGAGTTTTGCGAGTTCGTGGTTATGTTCAAAAACATGCGCGAAAACGCGCACGGTGTAGCTGATCTTGAGAAACAAAACCGTCTATACGCGGGGCGCAAAAATCTGTCAGAAGTTGTCTTCGACGGTGAGTTAGACGACATAATTTTTGGAGGGTCGTCTGACGACCCGGACGAGGTCGCGGCGCGACCCGCAATGGGTCGCGTAAAGTCCTAGAACTTTTTAACGGTTTTTTTCAACATGACCGCATGGAAATTGCGACAGAAAAAACCGACGAATATAGCGACGTTTTGATTGAGAACGAGGCAGGGGGTAAATTTTCCTTTTGCTTTGACGACGCAGAAGCCGCCAAAAAATTCAGCGCTGAACTGCGTCAACTGATTGACCGCTTCGATCCTCGATAGCGGTCATTCTTTTCTCTAACTTTCCAATCTGATGCGCCTGCGACACGTTTGTCATCATGCCCAGCATGGCAACGTGGACGCAGCCGCTCGTCGTAAGCACTAGCAACAGCAGCATTCCGACAAAGATCACAGCGCCCAAAGGTGAAGACGGGGAGCCGCGCCAGCGTTGCGGCTGGTTCACTTGGTCAAGCCCTTTTGCTTCTCGTAGGTGCGTAATCCGCCGATGCCGAGTAACCCCAGCAATACGGTCATCAGTTGATCCATCTCAAAGTCGACTGGCGGCGGGAAATGATGACCGAAGATTTGCCCAACCCAGGCGACCAAGGGGAAGACGACAAAATGAAATGCGAACGCTAGGCTACAGCACCATCCGACGCCCGGTCGCCATCCGCTCACCCAGATCGATCTGTGCGCCGCTTCAACCTTGTTGATCTCAAGATTTCCAAGCTGCCCCGCCATCGCGGCATCGATGAGTTTGCCCTCCAACTCTTGCTTGGCCTTTGCGGCACCCGCTTTATCAGGCACCAGTCGATCAACAACTTCTCCGACCATCGGCATGATTGCGCTAATCAGGGGAATCATTCAGTTTCTCCATTACGTCCAGCCAGCTTTGCGTCTCGTTTTCGGGCGTAAACTCTTCAGCGCGGATGCGCGTGTTGCTTCCGGTGATGTCGCCGATTAGCCGGAACAAAGCGCACCGTTCCGGCAAAGCAACGAGGCAACAGATGTCTGCCGTCTCGTTTGTAAGTCGAATTTTCTTACTTGCGCCGCGCGAGGTCATGAAGGCGAAAAGGTTATTATTTTCGCTGCTGCGCTTGCTTGCCGTTTTGACTTCAACGCGTATTGGTTCCGGGATGAACGCGACGAGATCAAAGCCCGTCTGTTGACTGATGACGTTTTGCACGCCCATTCGGGAAAGCGCCGCAGCGGCAATAAAATCGCCCGCGCGACCAACGTCAATGTTCACGCGATAGCCCGCATTCTGGTTATTAACCGACCGGCGCGTTGTGGCACCTGACGACGCCAGCGGCTGTCATGCATCTCGTCTGCCGCCGCCTCAAAATCTTCGCGGTGGATCGCGTCAATCATTTTGGCAAACTTGCGAAGACGCGGCCCGCCAAGATTAAACGCCATGTTTGCCAAGATGCATTTGGCTTCGTCGGGCAACTCTTCCCAATTCATGAAAATGTTCGCGCAGTCTTCCAAGCAGTTTTTGATATCGACCGCAAACCATTCATCGACGCGCTCTTTACTAACGGGGGTGCCCACATCAAGTCCGTATTCGGGATCGCCTTCAACAAGAAGATGCCCGATGCCAGCGGTCGGCAGCCCGAGATGGTCAAGGTAAATCTCGTGCCGCACGCCCTCGTCATGCTCTAAATCTTTTCGCAATCGTTCAAGCATCTGGCACCGGCCCATGTTTTCCATTATGCATGTGTTCAAGTCGATCAATGCGCTTGTCCAACGCACTCATTTGAATTTCACCTCTCTCCAGCGCCCGGCTCAATTTGTCGCGTTCGCTTGGCGAGTTCATGTCGGCAATTACTTTTAGCTTTTGGGCGACTAAATCGGTCTGGGTATCGTTTCGGTCGAGGCGGCTGTCGAGTTTTGACAGCTTTGCCAGCGTCTCTTTGACATCGGCTTCCAATTCAGCAACCTTTTGCCGAACGACGATGAACGAGGTAATGATGCTCGCCGCCATTCCGCCGATAGTGATAATCATGCGGGCATCAAGTTCCATCCAGCGCATCTCCAACCAAAACAGCGCACACTAATTTGCGACGAGGATAGACCGCGATAATTGCGAATTTCTGGTCATTCTCCCAGAACTCGATAAGCGGTGTATTTGGATCAATGCGGTGCAACAGAACGCCCCGCGCTGACGGCTCCATTTCGTCTTCCAGGAGAGCGTCGATCAGGTGAACACCGCGCCAGCATGGATATTTCATCGTCCGAATTATCTGCGGAGGAGGAAATGAGACCGCGACCTTATCCTGGAGATCACGGCTTTCGGTTATCGTTTGGCACGCCGCAGACAAAAAAAGAGCCGCGAATGCGGCTATTGTTTTTTGAATTTGTCCCATATCCACTCGCCCATTCGAGCCGTATACCAAAGCACCGTCATCGCCGCCGCTATAGTCGGCAACCACTCAAAAAAAGCGGCGAGCCCTGTCAGACCCGCCGCTGCGTCACCGATATTTTTTAAATCGTTCATTCGCCAGGATCATTAGGCGGCACGCTGGGCCAGCCCGCCGTTAGGTCAATCGCTCGCAGTGCTACCACACTGTCGGCAGCGTTAATCGCTGTCATCAACTCTGCCTCGCGAGCGTATGCCGCTGCAACGTGCGCTGCGACGGCGGTGCCCACGGCATCCATGTCGCTATCGGCAAACTGCGGCGTCGAAACGCAAACCGTCGCAACGGTCGATCCGTCATCTTGCTCGATATCGCGCGTCACTGTGCCGTTGCATTTCCAATTTACGGTGCCGCTCGCTCGCGCTATCGCCGCCTGACTATCGCGATCAGTCGAGTAGAATTTACCGCCGACAATGACGCCACCGGTCTCGATTGCATGGCGGCGGTTGGCAATTTCGTTAAGAGCTTCAGATTGCGCCCGCTCCAAACTAACGTCGGCAGAGGTGTATGAAATACGATATACCGCGCCATCAAGCTCGCGAGCCGACTCGACTTCGCGCTGGTACTTACCAAGCGTTGCGTGAACCGTTTCAACTTTGACGATGCCGTAATTGTTTTTGAGCGCGTCAGCATCAAGCGACTGAACGCCACCGGCGCTGATCTGTCCGCTTGCCATGCGAGCCGCGTTGCCCGTTTTAACAACCGGCAGATCGTAACCGCTTTCGGATTTTGTAAGTTGTGCAAACATTGTTTTTACCTCGCATTCGGATAGGGGATACCGCCGCCAATGGCCGCCTCGGCAAATGCGACGTACAAGTACGTTGCGGATGCGTTGAAACCGGCGTTGCTATCTCTAGCTTTCACTCCATTGGCTAAAAAATCGAAGCCGCTCGAACTTATTTGCGCTGCGTTGGTGTTCGCTTTAAAAAATTCAATGTTGGGATTCGTAGCATCGAGAATCGAGTCGTAAATTCGCCAGTCTTGTCCAGCGGTGTCCACGTTTTTCACCATGAACCAACGAGGTTGAAACCCAAGATTGATGTAAACTCCGTCGCTCGAATTGTTTCCTTCGTATACACCGACCTTGCAAACTCCGCTGACTGACCTCATGGCGTAACAGATCATCGCGCCTCCTGATCGATTGGTGCCGTTCCCATTGCCGAGCGTAATGATGCTACTGCTTGGCGCTGTGTCATTCCACGCGGCACTGTCCGACGTTGCAGCATCAGTGGTGTCGAGACGCAGCATTTTTGTGTATCCAACGTCGGTTGCGCCTACAAGCCAGCCGTTGGCGTTGTCGCGCTCTTTGTGAATTACAAGCTCCGGCGCTGCGGAAAGGCCGTGTTTAATCGATGCGCCGCTGGTCCCGTTGCCCGTATAGCTTATTATTGACAGCGAATCGCTGGCGTTGACTCGGCCAGATGAATCAAGCGTTCCGATGCTGGTCGCGCTCGCGTCGTTTGTGAACGTCGTGTCGGCTTTCCAATTCCAACTCACATAATTGGTTGAAGAACCGTTGACAGAGCTATCGCTTCCGACCGTGAAGCCATCGCTGTCGAAAGACAGATGTTCTTCTGTGGTGCTGCTTTCAGCATCGGTGCGATCAGAGAACAGTCGCTTTCCATTGCCTCTCACCGCGTCGAAAAGCCGGTGGCTGTTTGTGTTGTCGCGGTCTTTAATCCATGTCCAGCTTGGCTGGAACCCAACGCCCGTGATGCCTTTACCGCCCGACGCAGCCGCTACACCGTCGCCGGTGTAGGTCGTTGTTTTAAAGAAATCCCCCGGCTTTTCAATTCCGCCAATATCGGAAAGCACCTCCCAATCGGATTGTCCGTAGCCTGTATATCCTGTTGGCAGCACCGTGTTGCCAAAACCAAACTGTCCGAAATCAAGGTCAACCGTCCAAGATGTTCCAGCAGCTTTGCCAGCAAGAACATGACCAACTAGCGGCGTGTTTGCAGTGAAGGTGAAAACCGGGTTGGCACCAGAGGCCGGGTTGCCGGACGATCCGTTGGAATTATCGTACCAAGTGATACTGCCGTCGCTGGTGTCGATTAACCCAAACCAGCATTTGCCCGCATCGAAGTCGACTGCCATACAATAACGACCAGTCGCATTTGGATTACCCGCATTTTCTGTCGAATAAGAGCCATCGTATTTTTGCCAAGTGTCATTTCGATGGTCGGCTTCAAGCACTAAATGATCGCTGCTACTGTAATTGAACGTGTGTCCGTCAAAGTTTTCAAGATTACTCATGCCAACACGCATGTTTCCGCTGCTTGCGTTGTTGGTGAAATCCCACTGGAAAAAATGTTTACCTGAACTAATCGCTGGCGCTGTCCAAATCACATCACTGTCTTCGGATGTGCTGACAATCTTCATATTTGCTTTGGACCATGTGCCACCGTCTGAAAAATCCGGACAAAGCCCCGACATAATTGGGTAGTTGTTTGTCGGTGTGTCGCCGACCTGATCCGATGCAACGAGATTGCTGTCCGTAAAGTGACGCCCATTACCACTGGCATCAGTGCCCGCGCCGTTCCCGGTTCCCGGCGCAACTGCAAAATCAAGCCGGAACCCATTTGTGCCGTATGAGCCGCTGTAATTTACCGGCACCCAAACACTGCTATGCGATTCGCTGAACCGCCCGAAATTTGTCGCGTCCGTGACAGCAATACCATCGAGCATGATGAAATCGGCGAGATATCCATCAAAGTTATAGCCACCACCGTCGTCTTCGCCAATTACCAGTTTGGTTCCATCCGCCAGCACATTGACCAAATCATTTTGTGCGGGATATTGAGGTGAGCCACTAGAACTGGTTAAGCTGGTCTCCTCGATTCCATTTATCCACATTCGCATTCTGGCTGACGCGGGGCTGCTGATTGTCGTGTCAATAGACAAAACGAAATTTGTCCATCCAGTATGATCTCGGAACTCTCGATTTGTGCGAACAATTCCATCGATTGTACCGCTGTTAAGGAAATACCATTCGGCGTATCCGGCGTTAAAATAAAAATCCATAGCCGAGTTGCCAACCGATTTGCTGGCAGAAAAACATACATATAAACCGGAGTCGGCGTTTCCTTCAGCAGTAAATTTTTGCCACCACGATATCGTAACTTTTTTGTCGCTGTCCGCTGTCGTGCTATGCGTTCGAGTTATGCCCGGATCATCGGCGCGGTCAAAGAGAATGCTGTTCGCAATTGCGTCACCAACATCTGCCGCCGCGCCCGGCGGGTTAATTTTTGAGCCGAACATTATTGATGATCCTGCGTAACAGACGCCCAATAGTTTGTGCCGTCGTACAAAATCGACACGATGTCGACCGCGCCGCTGGTCGTACTAATTGTCGGCGCCGTGCCGCCGCCCGCCCACTTCACTGCCGCAGGCCAACCCGAAATTGTGCGCGCGCTGCTGTCTTGCGTGATTTGGATGTGAAGGATATCGCCAGCCGTGGCACCCGATAACGTTACGCTGGTGATGTTCTCCGACAACGTAATCTTGCTGATGTTGCCGGTCGAAAAATCAAAAGTGACGCTGTTGCTGCTGCTACTATCAGTTACCGGCGTAAAACCCATGTTTGCCGTGATGCGTTTTGTCGTGTCGCTTTTCATGATATCGGCATCGAATGCCTGCACGTCGGTTCCGATGACCAGCCCGAGGTTCGTCCTGGCACCCGACGCGGTGCTGCTGCCCGTGCCGCCGTCTGCGACGGCGAGGTCGGTGATGCCGGTAATGCTGCCGCCGTCGATGTTGATTGTCGACAATGCGACTGTGCCAGCGACAACGTCAGCCGTGTGCGCCATCAACTCGCGGATCGCGTTGTTGACGTTGGACGGTGCCATGCCTTCATCGATGTTGATGCTGTCGATGTCGGTGTTCGACGCTGCCGTCGCCGAATATTGATTCCAATTAGCTTTCGCCATCTTCTCGTCTCTCCATTAAAAAACCCGCCTCGGCGGGCGGGTTATGGCTGGTTCGTCAATAGACCGGAAACGGTCCCGGCGGTTGCGGCCATTCCAGTATTTCGCAGTCTAGCTCTTATTGCGGCGTTAATACGCGCCAAGTTGGTGTCACTGGCTTTTTGCATAAAGGTCGACGCCAATTTTGGGTCTAGCATTGCATCGACTAACGCCTCGCGGACAGAAGTTTCCGGAAACTTATATAGCCAACTTACCTTGTCACCAACTGCCTGCGTAAAGCTATTGGGGTTGCGAGATATCTGTCCAATGAGATTGGCCACCGTCAAATTTTTAGCCGTTTCGCTACCGGGTATTTTCACTCCTGGAGCAGCAGGGGCAACGCTTCTATTAAGATCGCTCAAAATATTATTTACTTGCCTTGTTTGTTGAGCCGACAGGTTTTCGCTACCCTGCTTCAACAGTTCACGTTTGAACTTTGCTTGACTTAATACTTCCTGCCCCGTGCGAACGTCAGGAGCCGCTAAAGCGCTCTTTGTTCGTAAATTTTGCAGAAACTCCATTTGATCTACGGGGCGGCTCATTGTTTTAAATCGGTTTATATATGCCTTGTAACCCGGTGCAGCGCTTTCTATCACCGTATCTATTTCTTCGATAATCTGACCGATCTCTCCCCTAGCAAATCTCAAGTCAGCCCTTGGCCCGCTTAATTTACCCAACTGAGCTAATCGCAAATCTTTTCTTATTTCATAAAGATCGCGAATATTGTCCGCTTGTTTAATTTGATTAGCGGCGCTGTTGAGCGCTTTGCGTACCGTTGCCCTTTTGCCGGAAGGTGATGCCAGCATATCCTCTATCCGTTTTGTCACGGTCAACGTATACGCGGAAGGAATAATATCATCGCTAACCATGGAACCGGCAAAAGCGCCCTCACGCATTGGGTCGGTTACCGCTTTTCTTTTGCGTTCCGCATACGCAATAGTTTCGGGGCTTTCTCCAGATATGCGGCCAAGCACTCGCTGACGAGCTTCATTCTGTTCAGAAAGTTGCTGCGCTATTCTATTGCTGTCGTCGACCGTGCTTCGCACGGGTGTCTGCAAAGCAGCCAAACCGGGATCGCGCGCCGCTTGTGCCGTTGTCGGGAAAGACCCAGGCACAAATACACGCGCTTCGCGCAGTGCAGCTTGCGCTGCCGCCGGGTTAGTCGCGGCTTGGTTTAAAATATCACCGACGACATTTTCACGCGCGGTTCTTGAAACAAATGGCCGCGCCGCTCTATATGCGGCTTTTGTGGCTTCGATTCCGAGAGGTGCTAATGGTGCAGTGGCACCGCCAAAAGCTGCCCCTATTCCCGATGATTTTAGCTGTTCCGATGGCGTTCCTTCTGCGGCACCGAAACCGGCTAGGGCGCCAGTAGCTGCGCCGGTCCCTACGATGCGCGCCGCTGTACTTCCTATATTCGCACTTGCCGCCGCTGCTGTGGTTCCACCTGTGAACGGAGCGGCGAGCAACGCGGCGGCAGTCGGTGCAACTGCGCCAAGTAATTCAGCGGTTATAGCTGTTCCCGGGTTCTCTTCACGATACTCATCAGTGTAGAAGCGAATTGAGTCTCGAACCGCTTCATAGTCTTCCCCGCCAAGACTGCGGGCAAACGCTTCAATTTCATCCGCGAAACCGAGAGTTAATCCTTGTGCGAAAAGTCGCCCGAAACCGACATCCGTTTTGATGCCCTTTGTTTTGTCGTATTTAAGCGACTTTTCGAGAAATTTGTCATAGGTCAAACCTTCATCGGCGAGGATAATATCAATTTCTTTTGAGGTCGCGCCTTTATCAATCATCGTGCCAATGTTAGCGCGGATTGTCGGAATATCGCTCATTGCTTTAATCCAAATTTTTTGCGGAGTTCATCCGCAGTCGGAATATCTTTGCTGGTGGGCGGTGGCTGAGATGCTTGGGGATTACGTGTTGTCACTGCCTTTCTGTACAAATCAGACCCTGCCGCTGCGGCACGCATTTCTATAGTGTTTTGCTTTCGGAGATTACGTTTCAATTCGATTGTTTGCGGGGTATCTCCGGGCATCGGAAAATATGTCTCGTATTCTTCTTGCATTTCTTCCGCAGGAATTGCCGCGCCACTTTCTTTTCTAAGTTTCGCCCTGATCCATTCCCGTGCCGCCGTCGCATATTGCTGTTGCTCCGGTGTCATTGATTTACGTTGCAAAAATTTCCCTTGCGGCAATTCCCCTATTAAAAATTGCGATTGGCTTATAAAAGGCTTGGCTGCACCAGCCTCAAGATCATCCAACAACGAACCGACAGTTTCCATGCGAGCCGCAAAACCCGACGCTTTTATTTCTTCGCCTGTTGGTTTTGTAGGTAACCCTTGGCTTACTACTTTTTCGCCACTGGGTTGCGCGTTGGAGGAAGGCGCCGCAGCCCCAAAAGGTTTTGGGAAATTTGACAGGTCCGCGCCCGGAACTCTAACTATAATTTTGCTTCCATCGGAACCAATTCGAGTTTCTGTTTTTTCCTTACCTAAGTAATTGTGCGCTATACTATAAAGTTGCTGTTCTCTTAACGAAGCTGATCCATCTGCAACTTTAGGGCCTAAATTCAATAACGCGTTGGTAAACTGTTGCGTCGCTCCAGTTCCAGAAAGTTGAACATCTGTAGACCCTGCTAGTGGAGTAATTTTGCCCGTATTCTTATCAAAGCGTGCAAAATTGTTGGGACCAATTTTTTTAATGTCGAACGCTTGCGGCTTAACCGCAGCCGCCAGAATAGCGCTAATCGCAGCCGGTCCCTGTCCAGCTTTTGCGAGAGCCGCAACGCTTGGCCGCAGCGCTGCCGGTAAAGTCTGCATGAGAGCGGACGGCTGCGTCTGCATGACTGTCGTTGTCTCTCCGGTGACTGGCTCCCCAACCGTCACCGGAACCTGTACATCTGCCAGCATGTTGGAAATGGCGTCTTGCTGTTGTTGCTTCCGCGCATACTCCTCTTCCGACCGCTCAAATTGCCGAAGCGCCAAGCCGCGTTGCAGGTCGTTTTGAATGCTCTGGTCATATGCCTGCATGACGCGGCCAAGATTCATCGGCGGCGGTGTCGGCGTTGTACGCGGCGCTCCGCGCGCAACGAGTTGCGATGATAATTCGGCGAGAGCGCGAAGCCCTGCGTCAAATCGAGATGACGGTGAAAGCAAGCCTGCAAGTCGCGGGTCAACCATTATTATACTCCCAGACCGAACATTTTACCGACCGTGCCTGCTGCCGTCGCCAACGTGCCAAGGTTACCAATGCCAGCAGATGTCGGATTTGCATATATCGGCTGCGTCGAAGAACTTTCGCCGCCCATCGTGCCGCCGCGTACCAGACTGGCGAACCTCTGTAGCCGCTGCGCTGGCTCATTCTGTAAGAAGTCAAAGCGCGCCATTTCGTCGGCAAGCTGTTCAGCCGCCTTGAGTTCGCGCGCCTGACCAAACTGTGCAAGGCGTCCGATGTCGTCGTAGTCGAAGGCCGCCGCTGTCGGGGCAAGCGCTGCCGCCCGCTGCTGAAGTTGAACGTCGCCTTGTGCAAGACCGCCGAGTGCCGTTTGCGCTTGCTGCTGCAACGCGCGTTCTCGGGCGTAGTCTTGCGCGTAGACCGGAGCCAAGGCGCTCGTCATAGCGGCGACATTTGCGCCGCTGCCTAATCTGCCCGCCCGACTGAACTGTCCCTGAATGCGGTCGATAGCCGGTTGAAGCGCGGCGTCCAGATATGGATTGCCCTGATTGACGAAATCTCCGCGCGCCGTCTGCATCAGCATGTCAGTCGCCGGGTTGCTGAAGTCCAAGCCCCGCAGAACCGATGCCGTCGTTGCCGGTGTGAGCGGAGTCCCAGCCATCGCGCGGGCTTCGCCTGCATCAAGCGCGGCAAGCGTTGGCGCACTGAAATCAATGTACGTCTGACCAGGGAAAAAAGTCGAAGGCGTTTCAAAAAGTGTTTCCGACTCACGCAATACGCGCTCCAGAAACGGCTTTGCATATGCAGGCGGCTCGCTGGACTGACTGGTCTGCGCGATGCTGACCTGTTCCGTATCGTCGCCGCCAAATAAATCGCCAATGAAACTCATAGCGTTTTCACCATTATCGTTGCCGCCTCTTCATAATTTTCTAGCGAGCGTAGCCATCCTCGCCGACCGGCGATTGTGACCTTCTCAAACCCGCGTGCCTTCGCGACTGCTGTAACGTCGCGTTCAATAGTTTTTAGTTCGTCCAGATGCCCGCCTGCCAACCAGAAATGCAGATGCTTCCCATTGGACAGGCTTTGCGTAACCACTGCGCTGCGGTTGCCGACGTGCAACTCGGCGCGGCCTTCTTCGATCCGCTGATAGACATCAGCGGGCGTATGCATGTCACCGCTGTGCGCCAACGCATCTCGAATGTGCGGCAGCGCCAGCGGCCAGTCGCTATCCAATGACGACATAATCAAAGCTGCGTGTCGTTGATGCGCTTGCGTGCGTAATTGTAAACGTGTTCTTTGCGCGAGCGCTGACATACATCCCGCCCGCTGCTAACTCACTTGCCGCCGCGCTTGTCGTCGGCATGAACAAGATGACGCTTTCGGCACCGACGCGGTAATCAGTCACCGCCGTTGACGTTGCGCTGTTTGTCAAAGTCACCGACGCGGTCGCGTTCAACTTGCCTTGTAAAATATTATTGACGATCTCGGCATTCTCGCGCTGGTCGCTCATTGCCGTGATGCCGCGAAAGCTGGTCGTCGGCATTAGCGAAGACCTGTCGCTTGTGCGTCAACATCGATGCCCTGCGCTTGCGTCCAGTCGTTTACGATATTAACGCGCACGCGATGAAAACGACCCTCTGCGCGGACAGGGCAAAAGCCTTCGCTGTTCACGGTCGACGCCGACCCGAAAGTTACATCCTCATGCTGCAACGCCCGGCTGCCGATGCTGGCGCTGATGGTTGGCGCTACGCTGCCGCCCGTGACGTAAGGGATGACGGTATTGACCAAAGAGCGACGACCCGCCGTCACCTGAAACTCGCCGGTATCTATCGTTGCTGACAGGCAAGTGCCGGTGAAGCTCTGCACCTTTTTGTCCTTCGCCGCAGCGAAGAAAAAAGTGCCGCCCATGAACACGTTGTCATCGAGCGATGCGGGCAGCGCATCAATGCTGCTGCTTATGTTATCAAGTTGCTCCAGGGTGTAGCCCGCTGTGAATAGCGGGGCGAGCGCATCGCAGCCAACAACCGCACGACTCCAGCGATTGAGGAAATAGTTGTAGATGATTAACTCGTCGTTGCTTCCATCGGCACTATCAACTGATGGAAACGCCCAAATCACAATCTGCTGAAGCGGATCGACCGCCGCGCGCATGTTCTCGCGGTTGGCAGTCTTCAGGCGCTTAAAGAAATAATTGTTTACCTTCTCAGCACCAATCGGAACGAGTTCCGCGCCGCGCAACATATAAAAGCCGTCGTCGCTCAAGAAAAATACTTGCTGCGCGCCGATACTGGCGACCGACCCAGCGACGGCGCAACCGCGCGACGTGTGGATTTTATCGAACTGATATATCAGCGGCGCTCCGACGAACTGACCGCGGACGATGCCGCGCTCAAACAGCGCAATCGCGTATTCTCCTCCTACCAATCCGGTGCAGTCGCCAAGATCGGCGATGTCCTGGTAGTCGGACAGGTTGGTCCCGCTCGTCCAGCTTGTCGCGTTGTTGATTCCGCTCCACCAGAGCCGATAGGGCTTGGTGCCGTCGCTGCCGTCGTTGGTAAATCCGGTCATCACCTGATCGCGGACGACGGCAATAAATTTAGCTTTTGGCGGCGTGCCGCTTAAATCGGCGAATGCGCTTCCCGACCCGACTGTTGCTGTCTGAATATTGTCGTCAAAGTTCGTTGCCAGCAGCGTCTCACCAAATTGAACGAAGCGCCAAACGTCGTCGCCTGCGGTGCTGTAGCCGCCGCCTTTTGACTTATCGGTTAAACTGCTGTCTGCGGCATTGAATTTATACAGCTTGCCGCTGTCGCCGACATAAAGAGCGGCGTTGCCGTCATCGTCCTTTCCGGCAAACATTCCCAAAATATCATTCGTCGCGGCACCGCTGACCGGCGAGATGTCTTTCAGACAGCGATAACCCTTGACCGCCGGAATGACGTTTTTCGCTTCCGTCGCGCCCGCGCTTTCAAAGGCGGGTTGGTCCGGCGTCCATTCGGCAAAATTTATCACGCTGCCAATCTCCAGGTCTCACCATCTGCCGCAACTGGCGTCCACGTTTCTGAACCAACAGAAACCTCCGACCAAGTCTCGCCGCCAGCAGCTACTTCGCTCCAACTTTCGCCAAGTTTCTCATTCGTCGCGCTGGTCGTAATCGCTACCGCCGCCGTGCCGCTGACCTCGCGCGTCATCACGGCGCTTGCGGTGCCGGTTATCGCTATCGACGCCGAAGCTGCGCCGTCATAGACCATCACCATGCCCGGCGTATTTACCGTGATAGCAATCGATGCCGATGCTGTCGCCGCTTGAACGCGCGTGCCGGTTGCGCTTGCAGTCAGTGCAATCGCGGCTGTGCCGCTGACGGCCTGCACCCGCTGCGCGCTGCCCGTTGCGGTGATCGCAATGGCCGCGCTTCCAGATACGCCGAATATGGCGTTTGCCGTACCCGTCGAAGTTACGACGATCTGCGCGGGACTGCCAAAGCTCGTCAAACTGTCGAGCGACGTTGTGATTGCGTCGAGCGACGATGAAAAAGCGTCTAACTGTTCAAGCGTCGGCGCGTTGCGATAATTTGCAACCTCGCGGATCGCGCGCGTGTTCCAGTCCGAACTATCGAGCGAGATGTCGAGGGTGTCGATTGTCCCCCAACTATCTAACTGCTCAAGATTTGGACCGATAACTTCAGCCATATTACGCTGCCGTCACCGTCAGGTCGCCGCTGTTAATGCGGAGAACGTCGCCGCTGGTGATTGTTTTCGGCGTTGCGAAAGCGCCGTGAATTAAAAGATTGCCACTCGATGCCGCGTCGAAGATTCCCCAGTGACTCACGGCCCCCCAGGAACCCGTCGCGGTCGGAAATGTCACCGTTGCATTAGTTGCAGCGCTTCCGCTCGACGCAGCGGCGAATGTGATCGCCTGACGGGCGTACCCGCTGCCGCTCAATTCTGTGCCGCTGTTATCATCACCGAAGCTGCCGGTCGACAAACCAATGCGAACGGTCGTCGGCATGGTGTAGCTGCCGGTTCCTAAAACATGGTCCAACACTTCTAATTCTAAAAAGTCGCTCATCGCGCTCATGTAAGTTCTCCGTAGTCAGTGGTCATTGACAACGCGCCACCAGCAAACCGAGCGCGGTCTTCATCGTCTTGAATGTCCTTTAACCCTTGCAAGAAAAGCGCGTCATGCTGTGCGCGGCGGGGGGCATCCATTAGGAAGCCGAAGGCTTCGGCCAACGCGCCATGCAAATAAATGTCGGGGTGGCGCGTCAGTATGTTGTTCGTTGCAACGCTGTCGGACAGCGCGTCGATGCTTGCCACATACGCAATCTCTGCGGTGTAAGCGTCATCAGGAATAGGCCGAAAATAAATCTCGGTGCCGATGACGCTGTAGTTCTGCGGTTTCGCTTGACCTGTTGCAGAGTGCGCCCGATCGATCGCGAGTGGCGTCATGAATGACAGGTTTGTGATTGGCGAAGTGTTCAGTCGAACGTGACGAATGCGGCGCACGTCATTGGGCAGCGAAACATATTCGTCGCCAGCGACCAGCGATGCCGTGATGCGCTTTTCCTGGCTGCGCGTCTCGACTTCGCGGTTCATCCGCGCTTCGGCAAGAGCGATAAATTCTGGCGCGCGGTTTTGTAAATCGGTCCGCGCTAAAAAATTATCGACCGCCGTTTTCAACTCTGTGTAGGTCGTAATCGCCATCAGAGTTTTCCGCCCGTAGTCCTAAAATATTTATTCTCGGGATCATTCAACCAGCGCTTCCAGCCCAACGGATTTTTCTGCGGCTCGCCGAGTTTCTTAACGAGGTCGTAGTACAAGACTGCCGGGAACTCCGCGACCTTATGGGTATGCTTCGACCCGGTCATGTAGTCGCCAGGCTTCCACTCGTTCGCAAACTTCTTGTTTTGCTCAAGGATCGGCGTGACGTTTTGTTCAGTGACGACACTCATGTCGTCGCCTTCCCATTGCGCGTAAGTCTGCTTGCCGGGTGACTGGCTTAGTAATTTCTTCATGCATGAAAAAGGGGAGGCCGAAGCCTCCCCTCTCCCCTAGTTATGGTTGCCCTACTTACGTGGTCGAAAGATCGACTACGGCTGCGTGGGCTTTCGGTGCCTTCATAATGAGGCAATACTCGGTGACAATGCTGAACTTCGTTGCATCGCCAGTCGGTGCCACATCGCTGACCGAGAACAAGCGGCCCGGAAGATGTCCGATTGAGTAGTAATCGGAATCCATCAACAGGACTTCGGTGTTCGTCGCGTTCCGGTCGATGACGACGTTCAGAGTGCCGAAGTCGGTCAAATACATAGATACGGAACCTATGATTATCGCGTCTTGCGGCGCGTTAGCCGTCATATGCAATTGGTTGGTCACTGCACTGCCCGAAGACAAGTCAGAGAACGCAACCTTGTTGGCGGGCGAGACAACCAGCATATCGGGCTGGCCGCCATCGTCATATGCGAGTTTCATCGCATTGTCGATTTTCGCCAAAGTCAACGCGGCGTTAGTGCCTGCCATGTCGGAGACATCGGCTCCGGTTCCGGCTGGGATTGTGGTCGCGCCGATTTTGTCGAAGTTCGTAATGTAACTCAAAACCTTGCCGGTCTTGCGCGGGTCAGAAGCCGATTTGGCTTCGTTCGCGAACAGCGACTTGTCGATGTCGCGGCGCTGTTCGATGCCCTTCAGAACCTTGACGTATGCGGTCTCTTTCGCCCTTCCGGCAGTGTCGACGGCGTCGAGAGTGCCAGAGACAGACGCGGCTTGCGCGGCAATCTGGTGGACGTTTGACAACCGGGTCGTCGCAGTCGGGTTGACATAACTGAAGTCAGCGCCTTCGTTGACGTGGTTGTTTGCAGCAGCCGCTGTAAGCTCCTGCACTTGCCAATCGTGCGTTACCGCGCTGGTTTGTTCCTTTGCGGCGTTGCTGAAAAGAGGCGTTTCTGAGGGATCGATACGCTGGATAACATCAGAGAGGTCTTCGCGCTCTCCGACCGCATCACTGGTTTTATATGTGGCCATCTGGCCCTCCTATTTTTCGAGTAAATACTGAACGGCTGCATCCATACTTTTGCGGCCCTTCGTATTGCTGATTTTTGAAAGCTGTTGACGCTTCCGTTTTGCTGAGATTTCCCGCTTACTCGTTGGCTGACCGGCTGGTGCCATTTTCGGAGCCGCTTTTGTCTTCTTGGTCGCCGCTGGTTTTTGCTTCATCAGTTCGTCGTACAAGTACGCCTTCCGCAAAGCATTGACCGCGCGGTGATCGCCAATCTGACTTAACTCCTGCTCGCTATATCCGAGATGCCGCTGGGCGTATGTGTAGAC